AAACTAACTGGGTGTCTGAGGAAGTGTCAGAGACTTATGTTGAAACAACTGTTGAGGCATTAGGAAATATACATCCTGATGATTTACCAGAGGGTGTTCAAACAAACTTGCAACATATTGCAAACTACGGAAAAGTTCTTGAGTTAAATGGTAAGTGGGTTCCAAAAGGTGCTGGTGTAATTACAGATGCTGAATTAATTACTAAAACTTACCATCAAGATGTTGAAATATCAACACAACAGTCAAGAGAAGGTATTCAATATCAAGTAACGCCTAAAGTTAGTGAACAATCTTTAGGTGATAGACTTTTAAGTCGTGATATTATTCCTTACATGAGAGAAAGAAATATTGAAATTACCACCAATCGCATGAAACCTAGAACTCGTTTCTATGTTTACTTTGATAACGTTGATGTAACTGCATTTGTTACACCAAAACTACTTGAAGTTAGTATGACAAGTGGTGTGTTTCAAACTGGAGAGAGAGTTAAACACGAAACAGACGTTAGTTTTCAAGGAGATGGATTTGCTTTTAGATTAGCTGCACCAAATCATAAGGAAGGCCCTTATAATGCACCAACAAAAGTTCTTACAGTTAATCCATATGACAATGAAGCTCCAATTTCAAGCGTGTATTCCACATCATCAACAATTTTAAATGTAGATACATTTAGTCTTGCAACTCAAGTTCAAGGAGATTTCTTTGGTCATGTTAGAAATGGAATGAAACTTGTTGGACAAACAAGTGGAGCTCAAGCAACAATAACTAATGTAAGATTGATTACTGATACTCTTGGAAACATGAAGTCGTGTTTCCATATACCCAACCCTAATAATGCTGCGAATCCAAGATTTGAAACTGGAACAAAAACTTTAAGACTAACAACAAGTCCAACAAACTCAACAGTTGCTGGAACTGTTACAGGATCTGCTGAAGCCAACTTCCATGCGAAAGGTGAATTGGAGACTGTTCAAGAACAAATATTAAACATCAAAACACCACAAATTGAAAGATTGGGTGTTGAGGAACAAAGAGTTCTAAATGATAAGATTACAAGAAGAGTTGAAGGATTAGCTGGTGAAACTGAAGTGCTTGAGATCACTGGTGTTCAGTATTATGACCCTCTTGCACAAACATTCCGTGTTGATGAAACATCTGGTGTATTCATTACATCTGTAGATGTATTCATGAGAGATAAAGATGAAGAATTACCTTTGACAATACAAGTTAGAACTGTTGAAACTGGACTTCCAACATCTAAGATATTACCATTTAGTGTTGTAGTTAAAGATCCAAGTGAAGTTAATGTTTCAGAAGATGCATCTATTCCAACCACATTTACTTTTGATTCTCCAGTTTATCTTACAGGAGAACATGAATATGCTTTAGTTCTTGTAACACCAGCAGAAAATTATAACTGTTGGATCTCTAGAATGGGAGAGGTTGATATATCAACTGTTGGATTACCTGATGAACAGCAAGTATTAATTAGTCAACAACCATACTTAGGATCTTTATTTAAGTCACAGAATGGTACAACATGGGATCCAAGTCAGTATGAAGATATGAAGTTTGTCATCAGAAAAGCGGTATTCAACACATCTCCTTCTGTTGGTAGATTCTTCAACTCTGAGTTAGCAACTGGTAATGATGAAGTTCCAACATTAGCAGAAAATTCAATTACATCTTTATCTAAGAAAGCTATTGTTGGATTAGGATCAGCAATGCTTGGAACAACTCTTGCCACTGGATTAGTGCCTGGCGTTAATATTAGTCAATTTGACAATTTAAATGCATCTGCGAATCTTATTAACACTGCTGGTGTTGCAAAGATTGGTGATGCTGCTGCTGTTACTATCGTTAATCCTGGCGTTGGTTACACACCTCAGAGTGGTTCTCTAGCATATAATGACATTCCAATGGTTACTCAAACTGGAGAGGGAAGTGGAATTATTGGTAATGTTACAGTTCAAAATGGTCAGATAAGTGCAGTCACCTTTACAGATGGTGGTAAAAATTATGCTGTTGGTGATTCTCTTGGTATTGGAACTTTAGGTCTTGGAAATGGAAGTGGTGCTGTTCTTTCTGTTGGAGTGATTACTGCGATAAACAGTGTAATAATAGACAATATTCAAGGATCATTTGTTACAGGAGTTGGAACACTTGGTTATAATAATGGATCAACTCTGATTGGAATAGATGGAAAAACAGTTGGAAGTGGAGCTACAATTGCAAGTTTTGATGTTGATACAACAAATGATGGATTACATTTTAAAGTCAATCATAGATCTCATGCTTTACATGCGTTCAATAACTTAGTCACTTTATCTGGAGTGGATTCAGATATTCCTTCAACAAAACTCGCTGCTGATTACGATAACACTGCAACATCAGATATATCTGTTGTATCATCATCTAATTTTGCAGAGTTTGAAGGAGTTGGAGTTGGAACTACAAACTATGGTTATGCAATCATAGGAAATGAGGTTCTATCTTATACTGGAGTTGCAGAAGGATCTATTACTGGTGTTACGACCAGAGGTATTGATTCAACAGTTAAGTCGAGTCATTCATCAGGTGATGAGATTAAGAAATATGAGTTTAGTGGAGTTTCGCTAAGAAGAATTAATAAACAACATGATATGAATAGTCCATCTGTGACTGTTCCAAATGATAAAGATTTAGATTTCTATCATATTAAAGTTGATATGAATAGTGATGGTACGGACAGAAGTGGTGGAACTTTACCAGATCGTTTCTTCTCATCCACAAAACGTGGCGGTGGAAGAAATATAACTGCAACACAGAATATACAGTTTGAAACTATTACACCAAATATTCAATCAATGACACCGCCAGGAACAAACATTGGTGCTCGTGTAAGAACAATATCTGCAACGAGTGTTGATGGATCTGAACAATCATTTGTAGATCAAGGATTCCAAGCTGTTTCAACAACTGGTCAAACACATTTTGAAACTCCAAGAATGGTTGCGTCTAAAAACAATGAGAGTCGTCAACTTACTGATTTGCCTGGCAATAAATCATTAACACTTGAAGTCTTAATGAGTTCTGTCAGTAGAAATGTTTCACCTGTGATTGATTTAGATCGAGTCAGTACAGTTCTAACCACAAACCGTGTCAATAGTCCTGTATCTAATTTTGCAAGTGATAGTCGTGTAAATCAAACAGGTCAAGATCCTTGTGCGTCAACATACGTTTCTAAAATGGTTGTATTAAATAATCCAGCAACTAATATCACTGTTGAGTTTGCTGCATATCGAAGATCTGAGTCTGATATTCGTGTATTCTTTAAAACTATTTCAGAGGGATCAACAGAGGATAGTTTAGATCGTAACTTTGAATTATTCCCAGGCCATGATAATATAGATCAATTTGGTAAAGTAATTAACTTCTCTAATAACAGTGGTCTTTCTGATGATCCAGTAACACCTTCTGTTGGTGGCGAATTTAAAGATTATAGTTTCACATCTAGAGAATTGACACCTTTCACAAAGTTTCAGATCAAGATTGACATGGTTGGAACTAATCAGGCACAACCACCATTAATCAAAGAACTTAGAGCTATTGCACTTGCATAATGACAAAACACATTCCAGTTGAAGGTAAGTCTGAATTTTATCGAGACTCAGATTCCACAGCAATTATCAATAAAGATAAGAAAGCTTACATTACATATATGGAACGTAAAAAAGTTATGGAAACTAAAAATAGTGAGTTAGATCAAATGAAAGAAGATATTGACAATGTAAAGAGTGAGTTAGGGGATATAAAGGGTCTTTTATCTACTCTCGTTCAAAAACTAAATAATTAGAAAAATGGCACAACAACAGATAATCACTTTTGATCCAGATGTCGCTGTTCCATATGGTGTTAATCTTACCATATTTTCTGGTGCAGATTTTAACACTACTTTTACAATCAAAACTTCTGCTGGTTCAAGTATAGATTTTTCTAACTATACAGGAACAAGTAATATTAAGAAGTCTGCAATTGGAACTGCAAATACTTTTGGTGTAACACTTGGAGATACAAATGGAAGAGTAACTCTTTCTATGGGTTCAACTGTCACTAGAAATTTGTCTGAAGGCAGATATCTATATGATATTAATGTAAGTTCTGGTTCTACTTTCTTTAAAATTATAGAAGGTAATGTGCTTGTCAGAACAGGTATTTCAACTTAGAGGTGAATAATGGCTCAACCAAGTTCTAGAGATGGTTTAATAGATTACGCAAAGAGACAGCTTGGCTATCCTGTCTTAGAAATTAACGTTGCAGATGAGCAATTCTCAGATCTGTTAGATGATTCTGTGCAAGTATATCAAGAGAGACATTATGATGGCATAATGAGGATGTATTTGAAATATCAAATTACGCAAGAAGATATTGATAGAGGTCAAGCAAGAGGATCAAATAAAAGTGCTGGAATTACAACAACCACTGGTACATCAACAGTTGGTTTAACAACAACTTTTGATTTTGAAGAAAATCAAAATTATCTACAAATGCCTCCATCTGTAATTGGAGTTAATCAGATATTTAAAATTAGATCAGATACAGTTTATGATGGATTATTTAATATTCGTTATCAATTATTTTTAAATGACTTGTACCAATTTGGGTCAATTAACTTGCTCCAATATTCAATGGTTCAAACTTATCTTGAGGATCTTACTTTTTTATTAAATCCAGATATGAGATATAGATTCAATATTCGACAAGATCGTCTTTATATTGATGCAGATTTCGGTGTTTTAAATGTAGGAGATTACTTTATAATTGATTGCTTTAGAATATTAGATCCGAATGATTTCACAAGAGTTTACAATGATCCTTTCCTAAAGAGATATTTTACTGCATTATGCAAAAAACAATGGGGACAAAATTTAATTAAATTTCAAGGTGTTCAATTGCCTGGCGGTGTTCAACTTAATGGTCGTCAAATTTATGATGACGGTGTTGCAGAATTAGCAGAAATTAGAGCTAAGATGTCAAGTGATTATGAAATGCCTCCACTTGATATGATAGGTTAAGATTATGACACTTAACCCATTTTTTCTACAGGGTTCTAAAGGAGAACAAGGATTAGTCCAAGACTTAGTTAATGAACAACTAAGGATGTATGGCATTGAGTGTCATTATATCCCTCGTAAATTAGTTACATCTTCAACAATTATGAAAGAGGTAACTGAGTCTAGATTTGATCAGGCGTTTCCTCTTGAAACTTATTTAATGAACACTGATGGATATGCTGGACAAGGAGATATACTTACAAAATTTGGTGTTAGAGTTACTGATGAGGCAACTTTTGTAATATCTAAAGAAAGATTTGAAGAAGCTGTTGCACCTTTTTTAGAACAGGATGATGAATATACTCTATCAAACCGACCAAAAGAAGGAGACTTAATATTCTTTCCTTTAGGAAAAAGAATGTTTGAGATTAAGTTTGTAGAACATGAAAGACCATTCTATCAACTACAAAAAAATTATGTTTACCAATTACAATGTGAACTATTTGAATATGAAGACGAAGTTATTGATACAAACGTCAATTCAATTGATAAAGTTGTTCAAACAGATGGATATATTGCAAGATTAGTTTTATCAGGTGTCGGAAGTGTTGCGACTGCAAATGCAACTCTTAATTTTGGTGCGGTTCAACAAATATTTGTACAGAATGATGGTTACGGATACCTTGCTGCACCAACTGTTTCGATAAGTACATCACCTGGCGTAGATGCAACTGCTGTTGCGATTATGACAGAGAGATCTGGTATCGGAACTGCTAAATCTATCGATAGAATTCTTTTAATCAATCCTGGCGGTGGATATATAGGAATACCAACTGTAACCGTGCCAGGCACTGGTATAGCGACTGCTGGCATCACTACTCTAGGTTCTGTAGGTATCGTTACAATAACCACTGGTGGATCAGGATATACAACAACTCCAAATGTATCAATTTCTACCGCACCGTCAGGAGGAACTGATGCAACTGGTGAGGCAGTCATGGTTGGTGGAACAATTAGTGCGATACGAATCAGTAACGCTGGTAGTGGATATACCTCTGCACCAACAATCACAGTCGGTGCTGCAACAACTATTGCAGATGGTGATTATATTTTTAATGAAACTGTTCAAGTTTCTTCAGATTCTTCAGAGACTGCAAGAGTCAAAGTATGGGATTCTGGATCTAGAACTCTTGATGTCAGTATGTTGACTAAAATGCAATTCCAAGTTGGTGAGAAGATTCAAGGTCTTGAATCTGGTGCAGAATATGTAATCCTATCTGTGGATTATGATACACCAAATGATTATCCTAATGATCAATATAATGCAAATCAATACAATGATAATGCAAATTTTGAGACAGAGGGTGATTCCATTTTAGATTTCTCTGAAGGCAATCCATTCGGAACATTCTAAATAGTTAGAAAGCTTTGATATGTTAGGTACTTATTTCTATCATGAAATATTAAGAAAGACGGTTATCGGTTTCGGTACACTCTTTAATAATATTAATATACGACACACCGATGCGAGTGGAACGAATGTTAGTGCAATGAAAGTTCCATTGGCTTATGGGCCAATGCAGAAATTTTTGGCTAGAATTCAACAACAACCAGATTTAGATAGAGAGATTGCAATTACTCTACCTAGATTATCATTTGAGATGCAAGGATTGCAATATGATCCAACTCGTAAGACTGGAATCGCTCAAACTTTTCTTACACAAAATGGAACAAACGCAAAGAAAGTTTATATGCCAGTTCCATACAACATTGCATTTGAACTTAGTATTATGGCTAAATTGAGTGATGATGCATTACAAATATTAGAACAGATTGTTCCATACTTTCAACCATCATTTAATATTACAATCAACTTAATTAGTTCAATTGGTGAGAAAAAAGATATTCCAATTGTTTTAGAAAGTATAAACTATAGTGATCAATACGAAGGTGGTTTTGAATCTCGTAGAACAATCATTTATACTTTAGCTTTTACTGCAAAAACTTATCTATTCGGCCCTGTTGCAGATAATCCAGAGGGTCTTATCAAGAAGGTCGATGTTGATTTCTACGGTAATACAAATATCAAAACTGCGAAGAGAGTTCAGAGATATAGTGCAACACCTGTTGCTAAGAAAAATTATGATGATGATACAGCAACAGTGGTTGATGGTGCATTCTCTGACAAGGTTACAACTTTCAAAGTCAGTAGCACAACTGATCTTGCTGCAAATCAGAGAATTATCATTGATACTGAGATCATGCTTATTAGAAGTATTAGTGGTCAAAACGTGACTGTTTATCGTTCATATGATAATACTATTGCTGCGAAACACGAACACAATACTGCGATTGGTGTTCTTAGTGCAACTGATAATGCATCAATTGAATTTGGTGATGACTTTGGATTTGATGAAATGTCATCATTCTTTAGTGATGGTAAAGAGTTTAGTCCATCTCAAGGTATAGACATCTAGGAGAGTTATGAAAAATTTTGATTCTATCGAGGAAGCACTTAACGTAGATACGGAAGTTGTTGAGACTCCAAAGAAGGAGACTCGAAAGAATCAACTTGCAAAAGTGGAGGGAAATGATTCTGAGAAAGATTATGAATATAGTCGTGCTCAGTTATATTCTCTTGTTGAAAAAGGACAGGAAGCAGTCAATGGTATATTAGAATTAGCACAAGAATCTGATTCTGCAAGAGCATATGAAGTCGCTGCAACTACAATTAAAGCGGTTGCAGATACAACAGACAAACTTATTGACTTACAACAGAAGATGAAGGATCTTGAACAAGATCCAAATAAACCTACTAATGTAACAAATGCATTATTCGTAGGTTCAACAGCGGAGTTATCAAAATTAATTAAGAAACAAAAAGAAGATGATAAATGAAATCTCAAGAACTCACAGAATTTTTTAGTCTTCTAGGAAAGGCAAAGAAAGAAAAAAAAGAGGAGTTTGATAATCTTCTTAAGGAAGCAGACATCAACCTTGATGTCTTAGCTTCGACTGTTGTTACTGGAATTAAAAAAGCAAAAACAAATAAAAAGAAACAAAAGAAAAAAGAAGAAAAGTTAATAGAACAATTAGATTCAATAATCGATACAATTGAAAAACCAAAAGAAGTAAAAGATTTCACAGAACCAGTTGTCACAGTTGGAGTGCCTGAGGATTTTGATGTTTCAAAATTAGAGGAAGAAGATCCTTTATTAGTTCAAGATTGGAATAATGGTGAGGACATTAAATTTACTGAAGTTGAAACAGTAGATATTATTAAACCAG